CAAGGCCCTCTCTCTCAAGGTCTGCGAGAAAGGTCTGAGGTATGACCTGACAGTGCCTTTCGCGCGCTTTGTCGTTCAGCATCAGAACGAGATCGCGTTTCCTTTCAAGCGCTTCCAGATACAGCCGGTATGGCGTGCAGACCGTCCTCAGAAGGGGCGTTACAGAGAGTTCTATCAGTGTGATGTGGATGTGATCGGTTCCACATCTCAGCTCAATGAGCTCGAACTGGTGCAGATAGTCGACAGGGTGTTCACCCTTTTTGACGTAAATGTATGCGTCAAGATCAACAACCGCAAGGTGCTTACCGGTATGGCGGAGATTTGTGGTTTCCCGGATAAGGTGGTGGATATAACAGTTGCCATAGACAAGATCGACAAGATAGGTCTGGAGGCCGTGGAGGCTGAAATGGCAGAGAAGGGCCTGACGCCTGAAGCTGTCGAAGTGATACGTCCTGTCCTTACGTTGACGGGAAGCACAGCAGAAAAGATTGCGGTGATGCGTGACCTGATGAATGGCAAGTCGGCATCGGGAATCGTGTCTGAGACTGGTCTCAAAGGCCTGGATGAGCTTGAAGAACTGTTTGACTACATCGAGGCTGCCGGTGTGAAATGTGATGTCGAGATCGATCTTTCTCTCGCCCGCGGTCTGAACTATTATACAGGTGCTATATTCGAAGTCAAGGCGAAGGACTATGCCATCGGAAGCATCTGCGGCGGCGGACGTTATGACAATCTTACAGGCATATTCGGTCTGCCCAACATGTCCGGTGTCGGAATTTCTTTCGGCGCAGACCGCATCTATGATGTCCTTAAGGGACTTGACAAGTTCCCTTCCGAGGTCACATCCACTACAAAAATCCTGTTTGCCAACATGGGCTCCGATGAGCTGAAATATCTTATACCGGTCGTGAAGTCTCTCCGTGAAGCCGGAGTTTCCTGTGAGATCTATCCTGAGCAGACCAAACTCAAGAAACAGTTTGACTATGCAGACAGGAAAGCGATCCCATTCCTTTCCATCGTGGGAGGAAACGAGGTCGAAGCTGCCGTGATCAACGTCAAGAACCTCTCGACAGGAGAGCAGAAGACCTTCGCAAAAGACAATATTGCGGATATTTTGGAATTTATTGCATAAAAATTTGCAGTTTCAAAAAAAGTCCGTATATTTGCAGTCCAATACCGCGGGATAGAGCAGTTGGTAGCTCGTCGGGCTCATAACCCGGAGGCCGGAGGTTCGAGTCCTCCTCCCGCTACAAAGTTGCCGTAACTCCTCAAAAATCAGAGAGTTACGGCAAATTTCATAAAAAGACTGCGCCAAATCTGCGCCAAAAAAGTTTCACGGTATTAGGGCCCCGCAAGGATGCCCTAATAAAAAAAATGCCTGGCAGAAAAAACATCTCTCTTCGCTCAATTAACGGCTACGTTCCGGCGAAACTGACCACCGGCAAGAGGTGGTATGTAGAATTCTATTGTTATCATCCCGAAAAAGAAAAGCTCCATAGATGCAGGGTGTCGGTGCCGCCGATCAAGAAGGCATCGGAACGCCGCGCCTATGCAAAGGATATGGAAGTGGAAATCAACGAACGTCTCAAGAAAGGGTACAATCCATTCATGAGCCTGAACAATCCAAAGGAATACGGTTTGTTCGATGATGCATGCAGCTCATATCTAAAGTATCTCTATAAGATGATGGAAGATGGACTGATGAGGATAAAGACCTATAACGGTTACCTGTCTTTCCTGAATCGTTTCCGTGCATGGAATGCCCAGCAGCGGAAGCCGGTCACATACATGTACCAGTTCAAGAAGGATATCATCAATGCGTTTCTGGACTATCTGTGGATGGATGCCGGAAAGTCCGCCAGGACCCGGGATAATTATCTCGGGTGGTTCAGGAGTTTCGTGGCCTACCTCATGGAGAAGAACTTCATCAGCGAGGATCCGACAGCAAACATCACCATGGTGCAAGGGAAGAAGAAATATCAGAAGAACAGGACCACCATACCTAAGGAATGTATGGTGCTGCTGAAGGATCATCTTGAGAAGAACGACAGACACTTCCTCCTTGGCTGCTATGTGCTGTACTACTGCTTCATCAGACCTAAGGAGATGACCTTCATCAAGCTCAAGGATATATCTGTCAAGAATGGAACTATATATATAGCTCCGGAGGTCTCAAAGAACGGGAAGGGTAGCGTGGTGACACTGCCGGACTGTGTCTTGAAGCTGATGATGGATCTTGGAGTACTGAACTATCCGTCTGACTGGTATCTGTTCAGTGATGATTTCATTCCTGGCGTGAAATACAGGAGCGGGAAGCAGTTCACGGATGCGTGGACAAAGGTTCGGAAACATTTCGGCTGGCCAGAGGAATATAAGTTCTACTCTCTCAAGGATACCGGTATCACGGACATGATCCGAGACAATACAGATCTGCTTGCAGTGCGTGATCAGGCGCGACATCACTCTCTTGAGATGACTAACCTATACACACCGATGGAGTCAAAGGAGGCTAATGAAACGATAAGACATCGACAGTCTTATTTCTGATATAAAAACCCTGCTGCGCTTCACAGCGGAGCAGGGGACTTAACACTAAAACAACTATACACAACAAATGCGGGCTATTGATTTGACATGTATATCTATTATGGCATCTTCTCCTTCCTCACTCATCAGGAACCGGCAGTCTTTCTCCGAGTTCATGAACAGATTCTCCGTCAGTACTGCAGGGCATGCGGTGTCGCGGATGATCGCAAAGCTGCTGTCTCTGTCCGGGTTTCCGTCCTCGAAGTCTCCCCGCATAGGGAATCTGTCTCCGAGAATTTCCTTGGCCGTATTCCAGAACACCCGGGCGTATTCGTCTGACTTCGTTTCGCCGGGAGAGGTGTGGATCTCCCATCCGGAGGCTATGTTGATGTCGGGTGCCGCGTTCAGATGGACTGACACAAGCAGGGTCTGGGATATCCCGTTCTGAGCTGCTATCTTGTTGGCCCTTTGAACTCGCGTCCGGAGAGGAATGTCGTTATCTTCTGGTACCAGAATATGGCAAGGAATATCCAGAGCCTTTAACTCTTCTGCAATTTTTCTTACGACTGCCCGAGTATATCTCCATTCCAGGATATATCTGCCGTCCTCCCATATCGGAGATCGCTTGCCAGGCGTGTCGCAGCCGTGACCATTGTCAAGTATTATCATTTTCATGCTATATCGATTGCTTTAAGATCAAGCTCCATGGTGAAGCCGTAACTGTTGGAAAGGTCCTTGGCGACAAATGGGGCTATGGTGGTCGGGAACGGGAGCCATTCTATGCAGTGTTCCAGATCAACGTCATCCCTCATCCGTTCACGGATTGTCTTCATGATTTCAAGGCATTCTGCTTGCGAAAGGGTCTCGGCAAACTGGTCTTCGTCATTGGGGTGCGCCTGGGCTACCGTTATGGCTATATGAAAGGAATCAGTCTTGACATCCTGTTTGCTCAGAGTGGAAACTATGTTTGAGTAATCGACGAACAGATATGGCCCTGTGACGGATGAAATCTTTGATTTTACAGCATCGCTGTTGATTCCGAAAATAAAATTGTCCAGTCCGGGGATTCTATTTCCGGCCGGCACAGCAAGCACCTCTTCTTTGGACTGGTCGTATGCCAGTCCGGAAGAGGCCTGAAAAAAGTTCTCCAAAGCCTCGCGGCTTACAAACTGAGAAAAGTATTTGAGGATAAGTAGAAGTATCATAATTCAACGACTGATGAGATTTGACCTACTGTCAGATTGAGTTTCTCTGCGATTTCCGTTGGCTTGAGTCCGCAACCTTTCAGGCTGTGTATGCTCTCTATTGTCATGGACAGAAGTAGATCCAGATAGGTGAACAGGTCAAGCTTGCAGATATCCCGGAACACTCCGTAACCTGCCTTGCTGAGGCTGTACAGGCTTCCTTCCATCCCGAGTGGAGACCTGCCCGGACGGTCTTCTGCGGAATTGAAGAGAATGTCATATTTATCAATCCGTCGGATCCATTCCAGAAGTCCCCGGAAATTATAGTATGCCGCAAGTTTCTGTTCGCGGGTGAACTGATGCAGCTTGACTTTCTGCATGTTCTCCTTGCTGTATGGAAGCGGGCAGTACAGGATTTTCACCAGCATATCGAGGGCTTGCTCGGAATGGTCTGACGAGTACAGCTTCATGACAGACAGTGCATCTACATACTGTTCAGACACAATAGATGTCTCTATCATTCCGGAGTCAACTGTGAATACATAACCCTTGTTTTGTTTCACTTTCGGCACCATCTGCCTGTTGACGCAGATCCGGAACTCCACTTCCTTGCGGTCTTCCTTTCCGAGGATCCTATATGGAAAGTCAAGCTGCTCTGAAATCCTGAACAGATTCTCAAAAAGAGTGTCTGTCATCTTCAGCCTGTTGACTTTCAAATCAAGAATGGCAGCGACAGTCATGACCTTGAACTGCTCGAAGGTTGTGACTCCAGCTTCAAAGTCTGCGATCGCTCCGGATAGACGCACGAACTGGGCTTCATCCAGCTCATGCCACCTGTTGGGAACCTGCCTGCTCTTTCGTAGTTTCAGTGTTATCATGCCATGTAGAATTTATTGTCCTCTTCGTTGATATTGGTGCTGATGGCTGTGGCACCTTTCTGTATCTGTACAAGGTTCTCGATGCTTTCATTCCAGGCGGAAACCTGCGACATCAGGTCTCCATACAGGCGGTCGCGACTCTGCATCGATGTGCCTTTAGTGTATTCGTGATTGTAGTCGTAGCGAATAGAACGAGGCAGTTCCGTGACGTCGAATCTCATCACTGCATTGGCGATGACCTGGTAGCAGAGAGAGCGATTGATAAGATCCTGCAGCTCTTCATTGATTTCAAGACCTGAAATCATCGGTTTGAGCCTATGCACCCATATCTGACGGATAAGGAACTGAACCTTTGAGAAGAAATAGGCGCTGCGGTCTATGCCATAGTAATAGTCAAATTCCTCGGCATTCTTGACAGGCAGTTCCTGGCGCTCACGATAGGTTCTGGTCTGGTCATACCCGCCTGTCTGAGGATTGGCATCCAGCCAATCGAGCAGGGTGTCCATAGCGAGCCAATGAGCGGATATGTGGTGCTCCTTGATTTCTTCGTGCTGGTACTTGTACATGCTGGCATCTGAGCCGTTCTTCTTCACGCTGTCAAAGATCTGATATCTGTACAGAGTACCGGTAGCAATAGCGGTCTTGAGTGCTTCCAGTCCTTCATTGCCGTCTTCAAGCTCGCTGATGGCAAGCAGGGTGCGCCCTCCGATGATTCCGGAGATTGCAGCTGCTGTGGATCTTATGGATGGCAGAAGCTGTCGATATTCTGTATCTGACTGCAGACCGTCACAATACTTTCGGAAGTCTGCTATATCCTTGAAGAATGATGTGGGATTCATTTTATACCTCCTTCTGATTTGACATTCTCTGACTTGGAGCCTGCTCCTCCTGGCGCTGCACTGTCGGGCGGTAGAAGCCAACACGGACACCACGGGCATATTCATCAGGGAAATTGAGCTTGATTGCATAGTTGATATCTGCACACACGATCTCTTCCGGAATCTGCTGCTGTGTCAGATATATCATGTAATTGTAGTATGCGTCTGATCCTGACTTGCTGATGATACCGTCGCTGCTGACATTGGATATCGACGAGTCGATTCCCTTGGATGACAGAAGCACCATGTCTGCGCGTTTGTCATACGATATCAGGGACTCGATGAACTCCTTATACTTCTGTGGTATTTCCTCAATCTTCCACTCCTCAGTCTGACCGTTCTGATTGATGAAGCCGCGTGTGGCATAGACCTTTCCCTGGTTCTTGCCACGCCCAGAAAGAAATTCCGTCAGGTTCTGAAGCTCAAGCTTGAGATACTGCTGGAGGATATTGTCAGAATACACAGTACCGACCTCCAGTTTCTTCTGTCCGACGGTGACAGTGATCAATTCTAGTCCCTCATCCTTTCGCTTGGCATTCTGGTCACAAAGCTCTTTGAGAGCAGATTCATGCACGACCATCCACTGGTTAGGAATGATGATATGAAGACGTGCTGACAGTGCGTTCTCAAGATAGGAATTGATATACTCCGGAGTGGCGTTGCATCCTCTGATCCACTCCTTGATTCCTTTGAAGAAAACATTTGAAGCATATACCTCATTGCCGTGGGTCGGGTTCTTGCTGTATGAGATGCTGCAGTGTTTTCCGAGTGGAGAGATGTAGTCCATACGAGGATATATCTTGAACTCCCTCTGTGAACCACTCTGCCAATTACCGACCATCACGAGATTGAAGTCACGGTCTTCTATGTCCGTCCTGCCGGTGATATTCTTGGATGTGGCAAATCGGCAGCGAAGTTCAGAGACATGCTCCAATCCGGCCACTGGCACAGTGCCTTTCAGACCGGCTTTCAGACCTTTTGTCAGGTGCCACTTGGTGTAGATGCCTTCGGAATAGTAGTATGATCTTATGGCTTTGTTGATATATATAGGGAAACTGTCCGGCAAGCCTCTTTCTCTCCATGAGTCCAGCCATTCTGAAATCTTTGCAGATGCTACATACTTGCGTTGCACGTTGCCATTCTCATCTACACTGTCAATATGCAGCATAGGGCCACGGCCATAGAGGATCTTGCACTGCTTCTCGATCAGTTCCGGGAGCAGGCGGTTGGATGAGATCATCTCATCGCTGATGTTCGGATCCAGATTGTCCTGACCGTTTGGCCACACGAAATATCCGCCGATTCCCAGTGGACCGAGAATCAGAGGAAGGTCGGAACTGCCTTTGCCGGAGGTGGCTTCATGGGAGAGTGCGGTTTCTCCTATCTGATAGGTGCAGACAAAGTTTCCATGTCGGGTATAACCGAAATTATTCATACCAAATCACTTTCTTGAGTGTGTAATCGTCGTCAGGGAAACCGATGAAGCGGATGAGGTTGCGATAGCAGGTCTTTGGATTACCCTCGCTGTCCGAGAACAGGAAGAAGTGTTTGCCGTCGATGTCGAACCGGTCTTTCTGCAGCGGTTTCCTGCAGGTGCATCCGGAATAGGTCTTCAGCTGGATTTCTCCTGCAGCAGGTTTCTTCCTGGAGAACGGGAAGAAGACCAGGGAGAAAGTCCCTCCTGTCTTCGACACAGTCTCCGCTTTCGCAATTGCATCTATACCTCTGATGGTTTCCATAGATGCAAAACTACATCGTGTATTACACAAGTGAAAGGACAGGTATTTGCACAAAAAAAGGCAACCCCGAAGGGCTGCCCGACGCACGTCAAAACGTTCTTGTCATTAAAACAGTTATGAAATGCGGGTTGTCGCTAATCTTTGCCCCATATCCTGAAGGGCGAAGTTCAATGTCTCAATCTCTTCTGGTGTGAATCTGGCTGGCTTGCCGTTCACGAGAAGTCCGTTCACTCTCTGATATAGCCACTGACGGGATTTCTTGAAATATGTCTCTGCTATATATGCAAGGGATATGCAGGGCAGAATATCTTCCATCTGTTTGCGTATCAGATAAGCATCGATTTCAGTGTGTGTCTCCTTGATCTGTTCTACAGCGAGAGTGGCAACGGATACGGCATCATCGTCGCACATCTGACGCATCTCTTCTCGTACAGACTCTCTTTCCTTTTCGCTCTTTGCATTGATGAACTTATCTTTTAGCAAGTCCATTTTGTTTTTATCTACCATGACAGTATATTTTTAATTCCCGCCCGAAGGCGGGGTTGTTTTACATTTTCTTGATTTTCTCTACCATTTCATCGATTAAGATTTCAAAGTAGGCGAGGGTTTGTTCTGTTCCGTTGCGACCTCGCAGTTCGGAGAAAATCTCGAGGTAGTAGAGCAGTTCCTTTTCTGCTTTCCTCCTCTCAGTTGTTTTTCTTTTCATAATTCATACCTGTTTTAATGACAGTACAAATATAATAACCTTTTGGTAATTATACAAATTTATCTGCATGAAAAGTTGAAAAATCTTCAAGAAATTTGGATAAATCCACATTCTGCTATGATGCTCTCTGTCTCAGATGATCCTGCAGGTCGGGCTGGGAGTCGAGGCGGGCAAACAGGTTGCGGTAGAGATTGTCGAAGCCGTAGGCGCGGATGAAGAGCTGGAACTGCTGACCGGCTATGGTCGTCCGGATCTTGAGGGAGAGGCGGTTCTTGGCCCGGTCAAGGTACTTCACGCGGATGTAGGTTGCTCCAGGATAGAGCTGGTGGATGAATGAAGCTTCCTCATGAAGCTGCGGATCATACTGGTTGGTCATTCCTTTGAATGACTGGGTCTGGGTTGAATTAGCGATAGGCATTGCTAATATGTATTAAAAAACTCCGACCTTAGGCTGCCTATCAATCAACACCTTGCGGCGAGATCTGTTGCACCTTTCGGAGCAACGCCATAGTCGGAGTAACTTGTTTATATTTCTATTGTAAGTATCCTCGGTTTGAGGCTGCCGCGAATAGAAAAGTATGTGTTGATTAATAGGCAATGGCAAAGGTAGGAATAATTTTCAAACTTACAACTGCTTTGTGGAAAATTAACAAAGGCAGGGTTTCCGGAGAGGACGAATCATATTTCCGGAAAAATTTTCCGTGTAATGCACGTCGAAAAATCAGCGGCGTCGGGCTCGTCTTCCGCGAAAAATCATTTTCAATCCAAAATATTTCAGAGAAAAAGGTGAAATTCAGCCTATTGAATGATTTTCAATTGACCTATGTCCCATGAATCAGAGGGATAAATTTCCCAAAACACCCCCTGCATTATGGTAATTTCGCAGTCCCGGGAAGTGTTTTTCATACAGTCCCCACACAAGATAGGTCATAGCAGAGGGAATCTGTGGCGTAAGTCCGGCCTGAAGATTGATCGGAACCTTTTTCTCCGGAGTCTTGTCAAGTTCTATCGGGGAGGAGCCCGGAACCTTTTTGCAACAGTACATTGCACTCACCAGATTCGGACACTCATTGGCATCAATCCTGATTTTCGGAATGGATCTCTCGTTTTCGGCGAGCAGGCGCTTCCAAAGTTGGTAATGCTGCCAATAATAGATGTCGCCCTGGCCAAGATTCTTTAGTGTCACGCGCCATCCATACTTCTCAAGCTCAACTTTCATCTGTCTTGCATCAGTTTCTGCCTCTCGTTTAGCTGTTTTTTTATTTCCGGCACGGTCATAATACAGATCTATCTGTCTGCATTTTGCCGAGGAAAAGAATGCATTGAACTGCTGGGCGATGTCGGCGATATCCATGGGAGGATAGACGAAAAATTCCTTCAGGATCCTCAGGCTGTTGTCCTTTCGGTACTCTTGCGCCGCGACAACTGAGGCAAATGCACCAGGGTCATATCCTAGGAGTATCTTATCTGAAGGAGTATAATACTGCAGATGGCTTGAATCTATCCGGAAGGTCTCCTTGAGGGAAAGTTTGTCAATGATGGTGTATTTGTAACTGTCGTCAAAGGTGTGTTTTTCCTCATCCCATAGTTCAAAGAAGAGGTTATCACGGTTACGGTCTCCGATGGAGCAGATGGAACTCAGGAACTCCGATGCAGTGAGCATTTCCCGCTGAGTCCGGAAATAATCAAGCCCAAGGACATCGCGGTTGACAAAGGTTGAGACACGCATATAGAAGGTGGATTTCTTGCGAAGCTTAGAAAGCAGTGGAGACCATTTGGCAATCAGATTCTGCGCCTGCTGCACCTTCACTCCGTTCTGCAGATTGATCTGAGCTTTGTTGATATACAGGGCAAGTGTGATGATGTCGGCTATATCCTGCTCGTTGACTTCCTTCTCATATTCAGTGAACCAGTTGTCCTCTCCGAGGCTGACACGCCCGATGTCAGATACACCGGTGATGCCTCCGTGAAGGTGGCATTTATGGACTTCGGAGCCGTTGCCAATGCGAGAGGTACGTATTGCAGGGATAATGCGGGTCTTTAATTTCTCTCCCTTGGAATGCTTCATTTCCTCGAAGAATCCATGTACAACGGAGTTTCCGGCGATGGAGTCGGCGCGATCCACAGCGACTGCCTGCAGAACATGGCCATTGGCAAAGATGATGCTGCGCTCCGGCCACAGTACAGGGAAGCGGGGCTGCTTGAAGTGTGGCGGAAGATCCTTTTCACCTACGACATAGTCAAAGCCCTCGGTCAGCATCTGACGGCCACCGGGCGTTTCCTGGCGGAACTTGCCAAGAACAGCCGGGATGACGTTGCTGAACAGGGCTACATACGAACTGTGTGAGATGATAGAGGTCTCACGTGGCATGGCGCCGGCGACACGTAGGATCCTCGGGGCTGTAATCTCTGTCGTCTTTCCGGTACCGCGACCAGCAGTGAAGATCATCTTGTTGCAGTCGATGATCGTAGCCAGTGCCTGGGCGATGTTCTGATATACCTCCAATGCAGAAGGTATCTCTGTCTTAGATTTCGTCATGATCCTGCGGTTCTTCTTCAATTACGACCTCAATCCCTGCCTCCCGGAGCAGCCTTTCCTTCTCTGCAGCTGTAGTCTCCAGCGATAAGATCATCTCACGATATTCCTTGTCTTCATGGCGTTTGGCGATATCCATCAGCTTCTGAGACTTGTAGCCGAGCGCCTCCGGCTTGACAGTGGTGGAGATCAGGAATACAGGCGGAGTCCAGTCGTAATCCATGGATTCCCGTCGCTTGGTACGTAGTTCATGGGCTTTTTCAAGACACTTGAAGGCGGTCATGCACTGTTCCTGACCGATTGCCACGCCTTTCAATCTCTCAAATTCATCAGCGTAGATCATATCCCATGCGCGAGCGGAAACTGCTTCATCCATATAGAAGAACTCAAGGGCATCATAGTAGATTCCTCGTGCCTGAGCTCTGGTAAGCGCAGGATATTCAGTCATGAGAGCGTCTGATGCTTTCTTAAGGTTGGTCCCCACATGATGGATTATGCTGGAAGCAGAGTTGAGATAGAGGATATACTGCTGGATATCTTCCGGAATGGTTGCGCTGACCCTTGAGGAAAGAAATGACTGTATCTCTTCCACCGGGAAACTGCGCACAAGGTCAAGACGGTCTTTCATTTCTTTACAAATTCATTGAATATTTCCCGGTACATGGCGAGTGATGCCTGGTGAAGTTCGAGCAATTCAGCAAACTTTTTCTTCTTTTCCTCGCTAAAACGGTTACTGCCAATCTGGGAGGTATATCTGGTAATATTCAGCTCGATGTTTTTGCGTTCCTCGAAATATCTGTCCGGATCGGAACGCAACAGGTCAGCCACGCGCTCCCTCTCTGTCTTCTGAGCTATGAAAGGGTGCTTTCCGAGGAATTCTCCTGTGCGGTCGAAGGCTCGGAGCTCATCGAAGCAGACCTCCATCCGGACAGCCTTCTCGATATATTCCGACAGAGTCTTATGATCAGATGTTTCACCAAGGCTGCTGTCGATTTCACGAAGCCTGCGATGGCAGTTGATGCGGTCCGTATAGATAAGGTCTGCAGTCTGGACCAGCTTGTTTTCAAGGTCATTCCAACGGATTGAAGGGTATTCCTCAAATTTTGAAGCTTTTTTTTTACTGTCGCGGTGACATTGCCGGTGATCTTCTGCAGAACAGGCTGGCGATGTTCAGCAGTTCTTTCCAGGATATCTTCCGCTGTACACTTTCCCAGCAGTTCATAGACCAGACTCTCGGCAAGCTGCTGTTGGTCAAGGATGATCCTGCCGGCACGTTTGCTCCCGTATGTCTTGAGCATGGAACGGTATGCGTCAATCTTGCTGATCTGAGCAATCTGCTTGCTCAGCTGTGTTCTTTCTGCTATGGAATACATGACTGTCATGTTAAAAGAGGGCTGTCATGCGGCAGCCCTCGGGTAAAAACGATGATGGAGGTGTTATTCAGCCACCTTGAGTGCAAGAGGCTGGAAGAAGCTTTCGTTGGAGAATGTTACGTCGCAGCTGGTGTTGTCTGCTGTCTTGCGTTTGCTGAAGGCAGACAGGAACATCGGCGAGTACGGACGGCCATATACGACCTTCTTCTGGTTGAAACGGTCGGTGATTCTCAGGAAGAATGCTTCTCCGACGTGGTTCTCAAGGAGATTGTCGATGACGTTTCTGTCACCTCCGAGAGTTCCGGTGATGTTGTTGGTCACTGCTGAAGTGATGTCGCCGGCACTGCCTTCTGAAGTTGCAGAAGGAGTGTACTTGACCAGAGTCAGTTCCTTCCATCCGTCGGCATCCTCCTTGAGATTGAAGTCCTCGATGGTGCGGTTTTCCTCATCGATCGCCGGAAGCTGGCTGTAGTCCACATCAGCTTCACGGAGGACCTCAATCTTATTGTAGATTCTTTTTCCCTGCGTGTCCTTATCAGAAACAGCCGGGATGTTGTCGAATGTCTTGATCATTGTGATGATTGGTTAAAGGGGCGGTTTCCCGCCCCGGTTGAAAGAAGCAGAAAGACTAACCTCTTGCCACGTCGTGGAACTTCTGGGTTTCAGCGTCGTAGTAGAGTTTGATGTACTCTCCGGCTGCGGTTGGTGACCATGCTGCGGAGATTTCAGAGAACTTGCCTGATTTGGCAATCTTGGTAGCGTTGGCAGCTGTACCGATTTCGATACGGTAGATGACACCTTCGCGTGCATTCGCGATGTCCGTCAGAGTTGTTGCCCCTGTGTTCGCCCCTGTGCGGAAAATTATTCCGTCCTTCGCATTGGCAGTAGTGGCACCAGCTGCGAGGTCAACTGCCGGCCAGTTCATGAAGATGATCTGATCTGCGTAGTCGGCAGCTTCGAGCTCTGCAAGGGTCTTGCGAGGAACTCCTGAGAAGGTTGCACCCGCGCCGTCCTTCCAGTATGAGAATGCCCATACAGACTCAAGGTCTCTCTGGAAGCCGACCTTGTATGCCTCGCCAGGAACATTCTCCAGCGGCTGGATGTTGCCAGGAATGGTAGCGAAGATGAATGGGAGGTTACCCATTGCCGGTACGAAGACGATAGGGTTCTCGTGGTTAGGCACTACGAACTCCACACCGGAGAAGTTGGCGAGCTGGCCGTAGTTTTCCTTGTACCAAGCCTTGAACCAAGGCATGTGCTTCGCATTCACATAGACTGCATATTCTGCCGGGTTCTTGACAACCTCTGAGAGGCGGTCCATGAATGCTGTGAGGACGTCACCGATGTTGTCTGCGGTATAGGTTGCAAGAGCTGCATCGCGGAAAGGAAGCACCTTGCGGTCGTCGAAGTATGAGAACAGGCGGTGAACGATACCTGTCGCACCGAAGTTAGACGGCATCTTCTTGCCTTCAACAGGCTCCACGCGGTGACCGAGTACCTGGCGCTCGATTCTCTCAGCGCTGAGCTTCTTGGCGATTTCGAGCACGAGCCACTCGATCATAGACCACTTGATAGGGTCTGAACCGGATGTGTTCAGGTAACCGAGGTATGATGTCTCGATCCACTTCATGCTCTTGAAGAGGTACTTGAACATCACGTCGTGAACCTGTGCCTTCTCAGGAACAAAGCTGATGTGTCCCTTGCTTACCTTCCCTTCCTGGTATGCCTGTGAGAGCTCCTCGAAGAGAACGTTGGTGAGGACATCACCGTCCTGAATATTGGAGCGCATAGGGAAGATGGCAGAGATGGATGGGAACGACGCGATGCGTGCGATGAGGGCATCCTGACGGCGCAGGAAGTAGCGTGTTCCGAGTTCCTCATCCTTGATGAGGTCGTAGTCCATTGTGCCTGCCTTTACCTGCTCAAGCATACCTGTGCTTGCGAGCATTGCGTAACGGCGTGCGAGGGATTCTGCGTAGTCTGCGAAAGCATCCTTGAAGGCTGCTTCGTCCTTTGATGTCGCTGCTGAAGGAATGGTTCCTGTCATTGCGATCTTGTTCCAGCGCTTGTCGGCTGCGAACATCTCGTGCTGCACGCCGAATGCGTGTGTTGCTGTGTGAGGTCCGCTGATGCGGATGGTCTCAGTCACTGTTGCCTCTGGCTGCTCAGGCTGTGCCTGATTTCCGAGGGTGTTGATGGTCTTCTTCATCTCGTCGATGGATGCTTTGATTGATGAAACGATGGTTGCGACATCGGCTCCTTCCGGTGTCTCGACATTGAGTGCGGAGGCAAGTTCCTTGAACGCCTCTGCCATAGCCTGGTTGTCGGCAGCTTCCTTCTGCTCCTTCTGCCAAGCTTCCAGATCGTCCTTGAATGACCCCTTTGTGGAGTCCTCATAGGCTTTGATGAGGGATGCCTGCTCTTCGGGAGAAAGCTCACCTGCGGCGAACTGGGGACCCAGTCCGAGGAGTGCAACTACGGCTTTCAGATTCTCGAGGAATTTCATTAGAGTTGGATTTTAAGGTTGTTAATGTCTATTGTTAGTTCGTCTGCCGGTGCCGGCATAAGATTCTGTAGCTCTGCTATGACTTCTTCCAGAGTGCTGCGTCCGTCGATAAGTCCCTCCGGCATGGCATTCATGGCGTAGTAGATCTTGCCTCTGAGAGCTTCGGAGTTCTCGGCTATTGAGCGGACACTGCACACGTCGTCGATGAACTGCTTTGCGAGAGGATCCAGACGGGTCTTGATGAACTCTTCTACCTTTCCGTCCAGAACGTCCTTGTATATCTTGTTCTTGAGGTCGGAATATGAAGAATAGAGCTCGACTTCCTTGACACCCCATTTCTTCATTGCCTCGCGATCATCGTAGAATGTGGACATCACTCCTATGGATCCGACGTTTGAGAATATGCTGGAAGCGTAGATCTTGTCAGCTGCACAGGCAATCCAGTAAGCTGCTGAAGCACCGCAGCTGTCGATGAGGGCGATACATGGTTTGGTGAGAGCCCTGACAGCCTCGAAAGCCTCGTGAACGAAGAATACTTCTCCGCCCGGAGAGTCTATGTGCAGCAGGTGGGCCCCGATGGCAGGGTTTGCCTCAGCTGCTTTAAGATCCTCGATGAAGTCCTCTGTGGAGAATCTCCACCAGCTGGAGTAATAGACCGGTCCGAAGATGGGATGATATGCGATGGATCCTTCCTGAACTTTCTCGGATCTCGGGTACACCAGGACTCCTTCATCGGTGAGACCTTTGAAGGCATCATGATACTTCTGATCTTCCTTGAGGAAGTCAGAATGGGAGCCGAGAAGTGCGGAATCTGTGATGGAAAGTATCTGATTGTTGCGGATTTCCTTGTCCATTTCAATTGGTTTTCCGCAAATCTACA